CCTAATCATCAGGATTTAAGCGAAAAGGATATGGACTTTATAATAGAAATTTTAAACAGATGATTTCAGCAATGTTATGTGGTGGTTTAGGGGGACGGATGTTTCAAATAGCAGCCGCTTACGCCCTTGCACTCGAAAATAATGATGAGTGTGCCTTTAATCTTAATATGGGTTCATTGAGTCAGGGAGTTNATCCATCAACATACCGGAATAACGTTTTCAGAAAGCTCAAAGATTTACCGCCAGGTTGGAAGCAAGAAGCATATTATCAGGAACGAAGGTATAATTATGACCCTATTCCTTACCAAANGAATCTAATGATCGGNGGGTACTTTTCAAGTGAGAAATATTTCGACAAATACCGGAAGGAAATTATTGAACTATTCAAAGATCACGAGATGCTTGAAAGTATAAAGTTTGATTTTATAAATAGTGTTTCGCTTCACGTCAGAAGGGGTGACTATCTTATAAATGCGAGTCATATTTGTGGTGAAAATTACTATAAAAAGGCTTTATCTTTTATGGATTCAAAGACTCAGATAGACCATATTTATATTATCTCTGATGACATNCCNTGGTGTAAAGAGACATTTAAAGATCAAAGGGTAATATTTAGCGAAGGTGTCCCTGATTACATTGATTTCTACCTGCAGACTAAATGCACACACAATATAATAGCAAATTCGACTTATTCCCGTTGGGGTGCATACCTGAATGAAAATACAAATAAAATTGTTTGCGCTCCGGCTGTTTGGTTTTCCGGGACTATTGCAAATGAGATAACAGATGTTTTTTTAAATGACTGGAACTTTATATCATGAAGGTTAAATTTCATTACGCCTATCCGATCAATTTAGATATTGACTGCAACAAAGAAGTCAATGTCTATATAGATCAATTTACTTTAGAAGATATCCCGCCGGATTCGCTTCGTATTATCATCTTACAAGAGCCGTGGCGGTCGCCTATGGTTCCACTTGTACAAAAGTATAAAGGTTATTATAATTACGTACTGACATACCAGGAAGAAGTTCTGCAGACGAATCCAAAAGCAAGGTTATTTCACTTTCCGAATACGTGGGTCAAAGGTTATGAACCAAGAAAAGAGTTTAGCGTTTCAACTGTCGTCGGGGGTAAGAATATTCAGACTTTAGAAGGTCACGAATTAAGGCATGAATTATGGAGAAAAAAGGATATGATAACCATTCCGAAAAAATTCTATCTAAGCGGCAATGCAAAACATTTTCATACATTCGTTCCGTGGAATGAGGCAGACTATACAGGGCAGTTAATTTTGGGTGACTCAAAAAATCCGCTATTTGATTCCATGTTTCATATTGCGATTGAGAATACTTCAATAGCTAATTTCTTTACCGAAAAACTTATTGATTGCTTTCAGACCCGGACAGTACCGATTTATTATGGGTGCAGGAATATTAGCGACTTCTTTAATATGGACGGGATTATTGATGTTAATGACGTGGAAGAGATAGTTGCTGTTTGTAATTATTTAAAGCCTGGAATTTATGATGATATGTTACCGGCCTTAAATGATAATTTTGAACGGTCAATTAAATGGTGCGATCAGATGGGACAATTAAAAAATGGTGTAACTTTGGTACTTAAATCAGAAGGTTATGCCTGATCATTCACTCGAATATCGCAATAAGTTTTTAAAACGGCAATTGCAGTATGATAAAAAATTCCGGGAAATATTTAACCGGGTTGCTGAACAATTTGCCTTACTTTCAAATGATCCTTCTATAAAATTTTCAAAAAGTTTCCGATATAACGGTGCTATCAATAAAAAGATTGACATCATAATTGAGTCGTTTCATAAGGACGTTTTGGATTTAACTGAACTGGATATTGAAAAGAGCTGGGGACTAAGTAACTCTAAAAATGATCAGATAGTAAAAGATTACCTTTCAACTATTGGCAAAATTAAAGCAGTACAATCTGCAAAATACTTTTTGCCTAACATTCCGGCACTCAAAGCGTTTATTTCCGGCAAGCATGGAACTAAAACACTTTCAGATTCAGTTTGGCAGGTAGCAAAACAATTAAGGGGCGAACTTAAAATTCATTTAGGTATCGGATTAGCGAATGGGGACAGTGCCAGTACTATTTCACGCAGGATTAGAACTTACCTTAAAAATCCAGATGCTTTGTTTCGTCGTGTACGTGATAATAATGGCCGTCTTATTGCAAGTAAGGCAATGTTGGAGAATAAACCAGGCCAGGGAGTGTATAACTCGGCTTATAAAAATGCTATGCGTGTGGCACGTACAAACACGAATCAGGCGTATCTTCTGGCAGACCATATTCGTTGGTTGAAACTTCCGATGGTTATTGGTAAAAAAATATCACTTTCAGCACAGCATAAAATATTTGATATTTGTGATGAATGTGAAGGTACTTATCCAAAAACATTTGTTTGGGTAGGCTGGCATCCGATTTGCCTTTGTCATGCGGTCGCTGTTTTAATGCCTCCTGATGATTTTAACGCATACCTAAAAGGTAATGAACCGCTAAAGGCTAAACAGATTACAACCTATTCAGATAAGTTTCAAAAGTATGTAAAAGAAAATTTTGACAGGTATTCAAAATACCAAAGTACTCCGTTCTGGATTGAGGACAATCAAAATATTATCGAAAACATTATGAAAATCAAAAAATAGGTTTATCTTTGGTATTCTAAAAGTACAACATGAAGAAATTATTTAATTTTAAAATTGCCCCATTAACGGGGAATTGTCCAGAAGGTTCGGTTGTACTTACCTCTGGCTTTTTCTTTTTAGTGGGGCTTAATTTTTTTATATATGAAAGTACAAATTAAGAATTTAGAACCTAATCCATACAGGGATATGAATAATTATCCTATGGATGAGGCAAAGGTGAAAAGCCTTATTGAATCTATCCGGCAAACAGGATTTTGGGATAATATACTTTCCCGGAAACATGGAAACAAATATCAAATTGCTTATGGTCATCACAGACTGGCAGCAATAAGAGAAGTGTTTAAGTCCATAGACTTTGTTGATATTCCGGTGAAGGAATTGGATGATGCAACAATGATAAAGATTATGGCAAATGAGAACATGGAAGCATGGACAGCATTGCCGAGAGTCATTGATGAGACGGTCAGGGTCACAAAGCAATTTCTTGAGCAGCACCCGGAAGAAGTGAAGAAGTTAAGCTCCCATGGACGCCTAACTATTATAGGTAAGGATATGATTTCACAGTTTCTTAACTGGAATGAAAGCCGGGTTTCCTATTCTCTTGAACGTCTGAAGATGATTCAGGATGATAAAATTGATCGGGAAGCAATAGATAGTTTACCTACCGAAAGGGCTGCCAGAAACTTTATTACTTCTGTTAAGGAGTTTGATATTCCAAAAGGAAAGCAAAAAGCAGTCGTTGCAAAATATAAAGAATCTGAGGGTGGACAAAGGGCAATGACTAATGCTGTTATTGAAGAAGTGATAGTTCCAAAGAAGAAGAAAGAATCTATTGATACTTCCAGAACTATTGAGAATGAAATAAAATCTGTTGATTCTCTTAATTCTGACTTACAGGATAAGCTTTTAAGATTAACTACACTTTATCGTGAAGTTGGTGGCGTCCCAAAATTTTGGGAACAGATTAACTGGCACATGAAACTTGTTAATAATCTCAACAAAACAGTTACAATGATAGATACATTTATACAAACCAATAAAAAATAATAATTATGAAACNAAGTTTAGCATCACAAATTTATGCTTTACTCCTTTCAAATACAAAAGGAGAAAACGCCTTTATGACCTATGATGATTTAGGTCATGCAATTTTCGGACAGGGATATTCTGTAAAGAAATTCAGGTATGATTATATTAAGATGATGAAAACGCAAATGTTTCAAGTATCTGAAATTGCTACCCGTCTCGGTCATTCTATAATTCCATCCCGAAAATTAACAAAAAGCAAAAACAGAACTTTTATTGTAACTGGTTGGAAGATACCAATGGTAAATGATGCAGAATATGTTTTGAAGGAATTACTTTATAAAAAGCAAAATGGAGATGCAAAAACTGCTTCATTTAATAGATTATTAGATACCGCAAAAGTGCAGGGAATGATTGCGCCTGAGAAACTAAAAGAATTAGAAATTCATAATTAGCCCCCAGGTTTTTCGGAAAGAGCCTCTCCATATCGGAGGGGCTTTTTTTATTACTGAAAATTAAAATATTTCCGATTCATACTTCTTATATCCGGTTTTGGTGGATCTGTCTTTGTTACGACTATTTTGGGAATTTCATCCGCTATTTCAATCACCCATTGGCCCTGATCGCCTGGTAGTTTCCTTGCGTGGTGATGTGAGGGCAAAAAACCATTTATACAACGTCTTATAATAGTTTTTGGGGAGACTTCTTTCCCTTTCGAGGGGAACATTTTGGCATACTCTTCAACTGTTATTACCATATTGCTTGTCTATATGCGGACNAAGTTAAATAATCTTATTGAACTAACAATATACTTTAACGTAATTTTGAACAAAATATATTCATTTTATGAAAGAGAAAATTTTAGCATTCCTGAAATCGAAATTAACCGGGGTCAGTGAATCATTTTTATCAGGGGTTGCAGATACGTTCAGCAAAACCGTAAAAGAAGAAAAAGATATTGAGACCGTATTCACAGACGGGATCATCGAGACACTCAAATTCTCTGCAACACAACTTCAGATCGAAGGCGACCGCAGAGCAACAGAAGCACAAAAGACAGCTTTAAAGAATTTCCAGGAAAAACACGGACTTAATGAAGACGGTACGCCGATAAAGAAAGTCGGCAGACCTCCGAAAGACAAAGACGCTGATCCTGATCCGAATGAGCCTGTTTGGTTCACTGCTTTTAAAAAAGAACAACAGGAATCAACTGAGACTCTTAAAGCGGAGATTGAAAAGCAAAAACAGGAAAAGACTTTAGCCTCATTAGCTGAAAAAGTGAGTAAGCATGAAAAATTAAAGGATATACCTGCATCGTATTTAAAGGGTCGGAATCTGATTCCAAAATCAGAGGCCGAGATTGATCAACTGGTCGCATCTATTGAAACCGATTACAACGGATTCAAACAGGAAATGGCAGAGAAGGGGGTCGTTATTTCAGTACCGCCAACGGGAGGCGGGCAGCAAAGTGAGAAATCTACAATCGATGCTTACCTTAATGAGAAGTTCCCGAAAGAGCCGCAAGGCAAAGTATTAATTAAAAAATAATAATTATGCAAACATTTTCTTCAACAGATACCGAAAGGAATTTAGCCGTCGAGCTGATCCTTGAGGATATTCCCGGAGGCGGTGTGGTCGAGAAAGATGATTTTCCGACTTCAGCAACTGGGATGAAAGAGGGTGCACTCCTTGGAGTGGACTCTGATGGGATTTATCATCTCACGAAAACAGCTATGTTAGCCAATGCTTTGGTAGCATCAGGTTTTAATCATGTCGTAGTTTATAACAACCATGAATTTAAAGCAGGCGATCTTCTTGGTTATAGTTTAGGCACTGCATCAGGCGTCAGGATCACATCAGTTGTAGCTTCTGGCACAGGGAAAGATGTGCTTAACCTCAGTAGTAATTTGAGTATTGCTATTGCTGCAAGTGGGTTGGTAATTGAAAATGCTACTTCAGGATTTAATGGCGGTGGATTTCGATACTCTCCTGTTGCTATTGCAACTAACCCTGTCGATCTGACTAACGATAATAACGGTTGTGGACTTTTGGTCCGTGGTCGTGTTCGTACTTCACAATTGCCTTATTTTGTTGATGCAACCATTAAGGCACTACTTCCTTTAGTTCGTTTCGTTTAACTTTTAAAAAATAGAAAAAATGGAAAGATCAATTTTAAAAGAGTTAACGAAAGTGAATGTCGAAGCTTACGTTAACCGTCGGCGTGAACTGTTCCTTAATAAACTTTTCTGGCAACAGTTTTTCCCTTTAAAATATACCACTCAATTAACATGGGAATCCCTTTCTGGGTCGGGTGGTAATCCTGTAATGGCAGATGTTATCGAGTATAACTCTTCTGCGCCTCTCAAATCTCGTAGAATTATCACCAAGATAACCGGAGACATCCCAAAGATAGCCATTAAAAGGCAGATGGATGAAAAGGATATGAATGATTATAACATTCTGAAAGCATTATCTTTGGGCGATATTAATAGGAGCGCACTTCTTGACCTCGTGTTTAATGACATTGATTTCTGTTATACAGGTGTTATGGCACGTACTGAGTACCTTGCTATGCAGGCACTTAGTTATGGTCAGATATCTCTTACCTCCTCAAACAATAATGGGATCATAACTGAAGATGTTTGTGATTTCGGTATTCCTACTGGGAATAAAACAGGCGTTACTCTTCAATGGTCACAAGCATCTGGTAGTGTTCCAATGACTGATATCAGGACTCTTACAGATAATGCAAGGGCTTCCGGGTATCCTTTGGAGTATATGTGTTGCGATAGAACAGCATTTAATGAGCTTGTAGCATCAACACAGGTACAGAATGAATGGGCAGTACTCCGTAATACAACCACGAAAGCCACTCCGACATTTACGGATTTGAGTAATCTATTTGAATCAAGGCTTCTTCCGAAGATTGTTATAGTTGACTCGAATGTGAGATTTGAAAGCAATGCACATGCACTTACCAACGTAGCTGCATGGAAAAATGGTTATGTAACCTTTATTCCTGATCTAAAAATCGGTAACGTCCTTCACGGACCTATAGCTGAGGAAACCAGTGAATCAGTAAGTAAAAAATCCATCCAGGTCAAGCGAGATCATATACTTTTATCGAAGTGGTCAGAGTTGGAGCCTTTCGGTGAATTTACTAAAGGGCAGGCCAATGCCTTTCCCCGGTTTACCGATGTGGACGGGATATTTATCCTGAAGGTTGATGCGACTTCATGGAGTTAATTATATATTAATAGGAGTAGGATTCCTACTCCTATTTTAATAAAACGACATGACAAACCTTGAAGCGATAAAAGCCAAGATGAATTATCCTTTGTCTGAGAATGCTTTTATTCTTGCGTTACAGGACAGAGGGCTTGCTTCTGCTGGTATTTATTCAGGTGGTGAGTCTTTTGATCTTGCTTATGCTGATGCGATCACTACACTTGTAACTGTCCCTAATGTTGTTGAAGGGGGGTATCAGGTCAGTTTGGCTGATAAGACAACTCTTTTAAGTTTGGCAGCAGGTATTTATACAAAGTATAGTGCAGTGAATCCAATACCAGCAAGTTCTTTGAAAAAAACGGCAACCTTTGTACAACGTTTCTGATGCAACAATATCCTGATAGTATCGTAGTAACTACTTCTGCATCTGGTTCACAGAATGCAAGCGGAGTTTGGACTGCAGGGGAGACAACTGATTATACTTTTTCATGCCGGGCAGAAGTGAACGGCACGGGGAAGAAAATAGCAGGGGCAGATGGAGTGATGATAGATTATTCTTTTGATCTTTTCATGCCTGTTACAACAGTGGTCATACCGGCAGGATCTGATTTTGTTCTTACTGCACTTTCAAACGGTACGATCACGGGTAAAGTAAAACGTGCCTCGAATGGTCAATTAAATTCAAGACTATGGCTCTAAAGAGTAATTTCAACGAGGCTAAGTCAATGAA